ATACACGCAGATCAGTGACGATCATACATGTACACGCTCTCTCTCGTCGTAATCTTAATCTCAGTATGGGTCGCTGTAAAACGCCAGTAAACAAACGACAATAAGACAAATCACAAATACCATTGGTCAATACCTTTGCTAGTTAACAATGGTTATTGTATACCCTACCACAATGGTCAGTTGTTGTCTTATGTTGTACTTTTTGCTCTCCTCAATTATTAGTCGTCCCCGATCAAGGCCGATCAACGTTGATCAAAGCCGATCGTTATTGATCAATATATATAGGACTATCGGTATATCAATCCTCAATCATCGTCAATCGTTCTCTCTCCGTCGTAATCTTAATCTCCGTCGTAATCTCAGTGTGTGTTCGACCTGAATCAATCATCATCAATCATTCTCTCGTCGTAATCTTAATCTTTGTCAGGATCGTCCGAGGATGATAGAATGTGATTGATAACCCCATGCCAATCAAAAGGGGACTCGCAACTCCAGTCCGGTATCAATGGTTCACTGACCTTGGATTCTCCCATTTTAATCGCACGACCACCCCCAAATATATTTAGGGTAGAGGAAGAAGGATGATGAACCAAGTTGTAGACTTTGCCTTTATTCATAAAATATCTGGTTTGCCACGCAATTTGGTGAGGGCGTAGCGCGATGTTTTTTAATGACTTTAACCTGTGGACCTTCAATTCTAGCCAAAATGCCTGACCATTCAGTATGCCATGCAGGTCAGGGATTCCTGGAGTCGCCCAAGACTCTAAGCGTGTCCAAAACACGCCTAGGTCTTGCGTTCCTTCTCTTAGTTTATACCAAAGTTTGCTCTCAGGCTTACTTGTTGCGATATTTCAAACCCCCTGCCAAGCTGACTCTAACATTGCATAAGGGTTATCATCTATGCCCTTTAACCCAAGCTCGGGCATGTATTGGTTAAAGCTATCGCGGTCATACTCACTTATGGCACAAACCTTGTGATATGTTTTATCAATGGTAATAACGTATAGGTAATCAATGTCACCATGTATGCCGTTGGTTACCTCATACTTGCCCTCTAACTGCATAGGCTCGTAATGTGTGTGGGCGTCCCGTGTTTTGGGCGCAACTAACAAAGTCTGCAACATTTCGTCCCATGCTTTATGTTTAACTAACACGTCAGCATACAAACCTAGTAACAGCTTCGGGTCATTTTGCAGTGCTTCAGCTCCTGCTTTGGCCTTGCTTCCTGCAAGCTCTTGGCAAAACGTGGTGTAGTTGTCTGCATACCAACGTATAGCCTCAGCATATTTTTTTAGCTCAGGCCCCACACTACTAGGGTAACCATCGTAATGTCTGTAAATATACTTAACTTGGTCACCGCACTCTAAAACTATGTTACATCTTGTACCCATTTGTCTAACCCTTTCTCGGTTATTTATTAACTATAATTAGTATAGCAACAGCATTTACATTGAGTAACCTTTTTTATGTCTTATTTTGTCTTGTCATCCGCTTGGTTTTCTATCAGTACATTGCCGTCAGCAACAGCGGCAAGTGCAGGGAACTCCTTTTGGAGTTTCTGTATTTCTTTCATCACTTGCTCCCTGTCCATCTGGTCTATTTTTCCATGCAGTATTTCCTTACGATCAATGTAGAGACCTGCGGCTTGTCCTCGTGATTTTTCAGCGGCAACAGCTGCGGCGAAGTTACCACCTGTCATTGCTTGGTCTCTTATTTCAGCTAACTTTTTTACATGGCTTTCAAAGCTGACTTCATACTTTTTGGCTAACTCAGCTTTTAGTTCACCTATTCTCGCTACTACGTTGGGGTAGCGTTGACCATTTAATAATTGTGATGCAATGGCGTGTGCAGATTTTACTGAGTATCCTGCCCTGACTGCGGCCTCTGTTTGGCTGATGTCCTCACAAACATACAGTCTTGCAAACTCTTCTTGCTTGGGTGTTATGTTCTTTTCTGTTCGTGGGTTGGCTACAATTTCAAGCGTTGGCTTGTGAGTAGCTTTGGCTAAAACCATGTTGATGTCCTCTTTGTTTTGCTACTTTGCTATAATAGGAAGAATTACGAAAAGTTACTAGTCTTAAAAAATTCCAAATTAATCGCGCGTACCGAGAAAGTTACTGATTAATTGAACCATTGACCATGTACAATATCTCAATACCCCTGCTAACTCATTGTTTATATGTGTATAGTCATATATCGTATATTTTCAAATGTTAAAAAACCATTTCATCGTAAATCGTATTTACCCCTATTATACAAAGTTGCCTTTATTGAGGGTTTTTGTTGACTATTTTAAGGCCTTTGTGATAATCTCAAAGTATTTATGTAGGGGTACATACCCCTTGGTAGTTTGAGTGTTACTGGTGCGTCGTTAAGTTGAGATGTGCGGGTAAAAAGTGAGGGGCAATAAGCCCCCCACCTTCAAGGGTTATAGGTTCAGTATTGGTTTTACTGCGTCAACGGCGACAGCGCATTGGTAAGGCGTCGTTATAATGTGCATTTGGCTGATGTAGTCACGGCTTGGTATATTTTTTGCGTCAAGCACTAGTGTAACTGGGGTGTCAACACGTTGGTATACCATCACGGTAACAATGCCCCCAAAAGCGTGGCTCGTTATTACTAGCCTTGTGTCATTGTCAATATGGTGTATGTATGCGTCCATACCCTCGTGTGCTGGTACTGGGTCACTGTTTGGGCCACCAAGCAGGTTGTCATGGTGGTTGTCAGTGTATGGTGCTAACCCTGCGTCAGTAATAAACTTATCAAAAAGTGGTTGTTGTGTCATTTGTAAACCCTTTCTCGGTTTGTTGTGTACTGTATAAATAATAGCCCCCAAAGTTGTCAGGGGCTACCATTATTGTGTCTTTTGTGTTCGGGTTATTGGGGCAACGGTACGACAAACATTTCTTGTCCTTCTTGGCTTGGTGTTTCGTGTAGCACTAATCTACACATTTTCTGCCCTAGCCCTGCATGATAAGTGATTACTTTATTAGTCACATTATGGTGCATCAAAGCCCCTGTAAGTTTCACCTTGTTGCGTGGGGTAGTTTCAACCCAGTCGTGCAGTTTTGGGCAGTCGTTGGTTTCAGGGTCGTACAAGGCAAAAATCACATCGCCATGCCCTGAGCATAAATCAAGTAATTGTCTTTTAATAAACGTTTTTGTATCGGGGTCATTGCATGAAGCACGATTGGCAATTTGGGTAAGGCTTTTGAACTCCCACCCATATGTGGCTACTTGAAACGTAGAGGGGGGCAGGTTGCAGAAGTGAAAAAACTTGTGTGTCATGGTAAACCCTTTCTCGGTTTAGTTAGTACTATATAAATAATAGCCCCTAACAATGTCAGGGGCTATATTTAATTAGTCTTACTTGTTCACAATTAATTTAACGTATGGCGTCCCCCAATACTTACTGCTAGGAGAGTAACCGCCATTTAACAGGGCGAGCAGAACGTTGGGTTTTTTGCGTGAATGCCCGAGCTTAGCACATTGGTTAAGGATAAACCCTAACCGTTTGTCACCATTTATGCCTGTTAAAAACGAAGATTGAATGAAGTGCCGTACACCTCCTTTTTTACCACCCCATCCAAAGGGTACATCTTCAGGGCTTGGTACAAGGCATTGTATTTCAACGTTGTTTTCGTTGCCACCTGCTTCGGTTCTCACAAAATTGGTAATATCATCGTAAGTAAGTTCTTCGCCGTTAAGTAATAACTCAGCAGGAAAGCCAGAAAGTTTGATCTTAGTTGGTTTTTTCTTGGCAACGGCTTTTACTATTTTTTTAGAGGATGCCTTAGTAGTTTTAGCGGCATCTTTTTTCAAGAAATCTAAAGTTTCCTTATTAATTTGTACTACTTTTGTCATAATATCCACCTTTCTATGTGGGTTACAATTAAGTTATAGGTACAGTATATAAGTTGACTTTTAAGTACGCAACCCTTGTTTTATCCTAATTGTTCGCGCTTCTTGAATATCCTTTAACAGTTTAGTCAACACCGCACCTTTCTTGTACTTCTTTCTTGCGAGTCTTTTTAATGCTTCGCGTGTTGTGTAGTTTGGAGGTAACCCATTATGAATCCAGTTATTTACAGTGACAGGACTTACCTTTGGTATTTCAATTAAATCGGCTACTGCTTTCACACCACCGAGTCTCCTGACGATTGAAAGTGCCATTGGTTGTCCAATTTCAACTGCTTTTTCTCCGTTCCTTATTAGTTCTTCTTTTAATTCTTTTGTGGTTAACATCTACGCGCTCTCTCTCGTCGTAATCTCATAAAAAAGCCCCCGACAAGGGAAAAGGAAAACTTGTCGGGGGAGTTCCAGGGAGTGGTAGACTAAGGATGAGGTTAGCCTTACCACACATTATCATTGATAAATAACCATGCCAAGCACAATGATACTAAAAATCAAAATGCAACAAACAGTGAACTGCCAAAAATATGAAAGTTCTGTGAATTGATCTTTTAAATGTATAAACATATTTTTTATCGTTTTCATATCAGGGGGATGCTCCTTTACTTTAAATTTAATGAGGTAAACCCATAACATCCCCATACATTACCGTTTTTTCTGCAATGTCGCAATGAACTGTTGTTTTTGATTAATCATTTTATCTAACCTGTCCCTTGCCTGTGGGACATGTAAACAGATAGTAGCTAGAGCAAAAGATAAAACACCTAGTTTGTGACTTTCAGTATACTCTACAGGCTGACCTAGGTTTTGTCTCTTTTCTAAATCATGTTCAGTTTCGGCTAAGTGTAAAAGATCATTTACACTTGCCCTGACGTTTGCGTAGTTTACCATGGATTGTAACCCCTTAACCTTTCCTCAAGTTCTTTTACACGCTTTTCCAGTTTTAATATGAGTCGCGTATTAAACTGTATATGTTGCGCTTGGGCCTCTACAAATTCCTTTATGTTAAAGTCGTTAAGGCTAGTGTCAGCAGGTACAGTGCTGGAATTATACTTGTTATCACTAAGTAAGTTACCATTTCTTTCCTCCAATTCTTTTTTGTTTTCCGCTACTTGTTCTTTAAAAACGGCATGAGCTTTTGTTACTCTTAGCTCTTCTTTTTTACGTTTCATCCACTCCTCGGTCTGCATACACTTACCTTTCTACATAAAAAATGTGTTTGTTGATTTTAACGGTTGGCTTCATTTTTGTAGCCCATTGTGGGTAGACATATACAGCATGATAGAACAATGCTCCTTTGCTGTAATCTGGTTTACCCATTACGAGTTCTCTCGCAAGAAATACTGCTTTCCTAAACGACGCATCGTTTTTAGGTTCATCACTTTTGCCATCACAGTAAAAGCTAAACTGACATTTGTGTTTTACTGGATAGGCTTGGTTCCATTTGTGTGTAGGCCCCTGAGTAATAACACTACACACATCGTTAGGGAACCGTGGATCTTTGGCCCTGTTGAGTATAACATTGCCAACGGCTATCTGCCCATCTACAGGTTCGCCCCTTGCTTCAAAATAAATAGCTATTGCTAGACAAGTAATTGTTTCTAACATTACTACTTCTCCTCTTTACGCCTCCACTGGTTACCCTGCTTTTCCCACGCGTGAGGTCTAAGCAATGCTTCAAAGGGTATACCTTCCTCTGTACCCATATCATCAAGGAGCGTGTCATAAATATCACGCTCGAGTGTTTTACTATCTTTTTTTACCATGCTCCGTCTCCGTTAAATATGCCGTACTTTTCAACATCATCATCGGTAGGCACATCAGTTTCTCTGCGGGTTAGCTCTTCAGCATAATCTTTAGCAATGCGTTCATTCATTTCTGCTTTGTTATGCCCTAATGCGCTGAAATATGTTCTGCGAGCATTGCAATAGCACTGGAACAACTTGGCGTTGTCGTGGTGCTTGTATTCTCTGGGAATAATAATCATGTGAAATACCTCTTTCTACAGGTTATGTTGTTACTAATTATATTGTACATATAAAAAAGTCAATGTTAAGTAAAAAGTATTCGCTACTTATCGCGATCTTTATCACGCATTGTATTGAAAAGAGTAAACAATGTTTCAACTTTTTTAGTGAGATGTTCTACATCTATTTTAGTTTTGATGATCGCATAAACAATACCAGAAAGAATCGCAAAAATTGCGATCCCAGTATTAATTAAATCAAATACATCAAACTCACTGCCCATCAGGAATAATCCAATGTGTTGACGTTAAGTACCCACAACTAGAGCATCCTACTGTACGTTTATCATCGTTTACTAGAAAAAACTTATTGCTTTCACATAGAGAGCATACGAGCACATCTACCTCTGTTTCTAAAAACGTACCTTTTTCTTGCTTTTTTTGTTTAAACGTAGCTTCTGCATATTTTTCTGCGTCACTAATGGTTTGTTTTGACGTAAATGGTATGACATTGTTACCTACAGTGTCATGAACGGTGGGGTTTCCCTTTTTTTCCATGAACATATCCTTGCTTTTTCGTTTATGTAATAATCGTGATAAGCCTGTATAGGATCACTACATTTGTACTCATCTGGCATCGCTTGCGGATGTTTTGTTACGCCCCTTGCTTTCAGCAATATAGGGGGACACCGTAAAATGGCAAGAACTGTTTCGCAAGCATGGACTTTTTCATACCTGTAAGTATACTCCTTGCACAACGCAATGCCTAACCTCCATAGCCAAATGTAGTTTTCTACTGTTTGTCCTGCCCATAACGTACATGGGTGTTTTGGATGTACAGGCAGGTAAGGCCCTTCGTTTTCATAACGCCAATGCACAGTAGATAACATTTGTGTGGTTTCTAGTGGCATCTTTACAACGTGCTTGTCACAATGGTACTTAGCACATTGGGTAACGTTATAATCCAGTAAAAAAATATTAATGTTACGGCCTTTCGTCAAGATGTTCGTGTTCGTTTACTAAATACGCAATAACTTGAGTAAAACTAGGTTTAAACCCAAAGCTAACTTCAAGGTGTTGTTGTAGACGTTGTAACTGTTCATACAGTTCAAAACTAACGCCCACGTTTTTGTTTCTTGGCTTTGCCATAGTAAATCCTTTCTAGGTTGTATTGTTTACTATGGTAAATATACCCTACAAAACATAAAGGACCATGTTTATTTACTCAAATTATGTAAGCGTATTATCATTTTTAATGCTCTGCTTACTTGTTTCTCGTGAGGGTACTTTTCCTTTAAATACCGTATACCTCTATTCATTACATCTTCAGCAGATTTGTTGCCCTGAGTAATCAATTCATAACAATGTAGCACGAGTTCTAATTTATCTGCGGCATCACATGCTTTTGCCTCTTCTACTGTGATCGGTATAAACAGTTCACCAATACCGATAGAACTTTCAAAATCATTTTCTATACGTTTAAGTAGAGAGTGTACTTCTGAGTAATTCCATTTAGTTGTAGCAGGTAGATCACCTACCGCTATTTCAGCTACATCATGATACATCATATGTAACAGGCAGTTTTTACTAGCTTCAGGCCAAAGGGTATGGAGTATCACCATTGCTCGCCAAGTATGAGCAGCTACGTTTTGTCCATTAGTTAACTCTGGTCTTGTATGGTATCGGGTTACATGCCCACCTCTAATTTTTGCATACAGGTGTTTCAGGTTGGCGTTTTTGTGTGTTTTTCTTCTTTTTTCCATAAATTCTCCGTTAAGGGTTGTTTTGCTTCCCCCCAATTAGGCCCAAACTCTGCATCAACTACGGAGGGAACTTCTAGCTTGACGCAGGTTTCCATTATCTCCGTAATTTTCTTAGCTTGGTCTTCACTTTCTACGGAGACGTCTAGTTCATCATGTACTTGTATCATAGGCAACATGCCCTCTTCTGCCAAAGCTACCATCGCGGCTTTAGTTTGATCTGCGGCACTGCCCTGAATTAACTTGTTTAATGCTTTGTATGTAAACGCCCTACGAATCGCAGGGCCATGTTCATTATATGCTTCTTGGTAGTTCATTGGTTTCCAACTGCCATACTTAGTTGGTTCCCATTTATCAAAACGGCACCGTCTGCCTAATACAGTACGGATAACACCTTTACTACTTGCACGATTAACAGCATAATTACTGAGTTCTCGTACAAACGGTACTGAGCTATGGTACATAGCAAACAGCTCATTAGCATCGTCTATTTCTAAACCTAATGTTGCCGCCAGTTTTTTAGACCCCATACCATAGAATAATCCTAGGTTTATGTCTTTAGCCTGTTTGCGTGGAACGCCCACAATGTCAGCCGCCATTTGGTGAAAGTCTGTGCGTGGGTCTTCATTGTACTGTTCAGCAAACGTATCAGCCCCTTTAAAGCCCATTAGCTTACTGTAATGAACAACTATGCGTGGTTCTTGGCTAGAGTAATCAAATGCCCCCCACAAGGCCCCTTCTTCGGGTAAAAACAGGCTTCGTATTAACGGCCCTATTTCAGGGTGACGAGCAGGTATTTGTTGCAGGTTCGGGTTACTATAACTGAATCGGCCTGTAACTGTACCACCATCATCACTGCGTAGTGGGTGGAGCTCTGCATGTATCCTACCGTTTTGTTGGTGCTTTAAAATAGTTTCAATAAAAGTACCTCTTGCCTTTTGGTACTCTCTAGCTTCTACTATCATTTGTGGTACTTTGTGGGGGTGGTTAGTAAGGAACCCTTTAGTAAATGATGGAGCACTTGTCTTTTCGGTTTTATTATAAGTAAGGTCTAACGCATCAAATGCTTTAGCTACACTTTCTGCGGCCCATATCTCTACGTCAACCCCTGTTTGCTTTTTTACTTCGGCAAGTAATTCTTGTTCTCTTTTAAGTAAATCGTTTTGTATTACTTCAGCTCTATTTAAATCTACCCTTACACCTCTTTGCCTCATAGGTATTATTGTTTTGAGAACTTTTAACTCTAGTTCTACAATATCTTGTATATCCTCTTTTACTATTAACGATTTGAAAAATGTCCATAGTTTTAATGTCAAAGCGGCATCTTGTTCTGCATATGCCCCTACATAGGTTGCAGGGAGTTTATACATTTCGCTTTTAGCATTGATACCAAACGCATCAGCGGCCTCGCGTAGCTCTTTCTCTGACTTACGCTCTTGCAGGTAATCACGACCAATAGCATTTAACGCATAGCTAAATCTGTTTTCATCTAACAGGGGCGCAATAACCATTGTGTCAATGATTCGCCCTGAAACAGGCACACCTTCTGCGAGCAACCACCCAACATCATAAGGAGCATTATGGAAAATATAATTCCTGTTAACCGAACATACATCTCGCAACCAATTCATTGTCATTTTAGGGTCTAAGTTAGAACCTATCTCGTGCCGTATGGGAAAGTACCATTGGTCACCCTGTACAGCAACGGCGATACCAATTATATGCCCATCTTTTCTAGGCCAACCCGAACCCATTGTTGTAAGGTTTGGGTCTCTTGTTTCTAAATCTATAGCAACTTCTTTTGCTTCACTTAAATCAGGGTAACCATCCGGCACAACCCATTCTACAGGTGGTTTAAACAGAGGATACTGCATTACTTTTCACTTTCATAGATAGTTTACATTTACAGCGAGGCCATTTGTTTTTTAAATTACGGAAAGTAATTACTTTTTTATACTTTCCACATTCACAAACAGCTTCTACCTCTTTGTCCATGGGGTCGGGGTTATTTATCATGCCCTAACATTTCTGCTTCCACTAATAATAAGTACCTTCTTAAATCGCGTATGTCGTCTAAAATACCTTCTTCCCTTGGGTCTTTACGAATAGTTTCAAATATATCATAGTTTTCTTTTTTAGCTTGGTTTTCTATTCTATCCCATTTGCGGGCTAACATCATAAAAGCACCAGTGCCTCCACGTTGTTTCCAACTATTGCCATAACTTTGTTCTGCCACATGCAAGCCTTCTACATCGGCATGTGCTAAATCGTTTACCTTTGTAAGAATATTACTTAACTCACGTTTCACTTTACCATCTCCTCATTAGCCACTCTACACAAGCCTTACGCCATGCTAGGTCTTCAATGTTTTCGGCATGGCGTACTGCTTCATCTATATTTTTTTCCTTCCAAGCACCCCAAGATAAATCCATAGGTGTAAGCACTTGATCAAAGTAAGAGTTAGTATATGTATTGGTTTCATTGTTCATCCACCGTTCTAACTCTTTATCAAAACAAGCAGGTTCATCAACCAATGGTTTAGGGTTGTAATGCCCACTATCACCTAAATGCAGGTAAGGGTCGTAATCGGGTTCAATATTTTTTACTTTTTCTAACGTATCCACGTAAGCGTGTAAGTTATTACTAAATTGATAATATGTACCTACCGCGCAATCTATCCTTGCCGCCATATATTCTAACAGTATAGACATATGAACAGCGTTTGCTCCATACGCCCCCCATATCATATCATTGCTCCTATTACATACAGTCATGTTTAACGTGTCGTCACGAACCCAAAACATAATCTGCGTATTGCAGGGATAATCTTTACCATCGTTATCTGTAGAAAAATCTTTTGTAGGATCCCACATACCAATAACTGTACGACGATCGTTTTCATAATGAAGCAGACGGTGGATAGCTACTTCTAGTTGATCAAAGCCGAACCAGTTTTTCCACCTATGTCCATATGCACCGTGGAAGGTTACGCCATCGTCACTGTAATTATTAATTCTGCCATTATACTTAGAAATCCAATCAACATCATTTCTACCTGCTAACATCCAAAACGATTCCATTAAATGGAAATAAGGGTTAGCGTCACGCATAGGGTAAAACAATACTCTTTCCCTGCTATGGCTGTAAGAAGTTACTACAGGACAAGCAAACTCTAATGCTTTACCATTGCGTGTGTCTACCTCAACACCTTTAGTTTCTAATGCCTGTACTGCTAGGTACAATGCTTCACTTACATTTCTTGCACTTATATACTGCATTTAAAGCCTTTCTGAGCTCTCTAAGGTTTATAGGGGGGGCTAACTACTAAAAACTAAGTTGAGTGCCTGTATGGGCGTTAAAATGGGGTGGTATATTGAAAAAGTCTAAGTTTTTGTCACAAGAGTTTTTTAACCCCACACTTGGGACACCTATCGGCATTGTCACCCACCTATTAGCATCAGCTATTAAATCTATATACTCTTGTGCTACTGTTTTCATTTCAAACATTTTTAGTAAAGAAATGTTATTTGCACGGATACTTTCCCACTGATAACGGTTGTTCATGCTATCATTAATTATACTTGCAAACTCTTTAGGTGTAGCTGTATGGGGAACCTCTATAAAATTTTCTCCACCATAAAATATCTCGCTATTTTTCATACCTAAATCGGTAGCAACTGGTACAGCACCCATCATCATAGCTTCTACAGTTGTTCTATTAAAATGCGCTCCGTACCCAGAATATTTTTTAGACCAACTAGGGTCTATCTGTAACTTACGGTCTTTTAGTATTTCAAGTACATGGCTGTTTGGAATAGTGCCTACATACTCCATACCATTTGCAAGTGCGACATCCCAAATTTTATTACCGTCTGTATCAAAATACTGTGGCTTACACTTTTCTTTACTGGTCATATACCTGTACTCAATACCTGCACCACCAATACACTTGGTCACTTTTCTAAGAGGGTTTGAATCATACTCGTCGATGTAAGGTATGGCACGAATAAGTGTATCAACTCGTTTCCACGCTTTAAATACTTGTATCGCGGCAAACCCCTCTCTACGTTCCCAATCTATTTCAGTAACCGTATTGCTAAGATCAAAAGGGTTTACAATCATTTTCCTAGGTATGTCAAGATTTACCGCTGAATGAAAAGCACTTTCATGAACACATACAGCCCCATGAAACCATTTAGAAACCAATAACAAATGAGGGTATAGCTTGGGTAAATTACCGTCATGTATAATAGCTATGTTTTTAGTACCATTATTATATAACTCTACCCATTCGTCTACCCCTTTATTATCTTTGTTCAGGGTAGGTACAGGGATGTGCCAAAGTACAGCATCATACTTACTACAGTTCTCCCTAAACCGTTGCCTTACCCTATCATTTAAATAAGGATATTTGCGTAGGTTAGCCCAACCTTTTGCTTGATGGTGACTGTAGCCTGTGCCAACTTTATCATAGTCACCCCCTATTAGTTTAAAACGTTCTTTAATTTCGTGTTTGGGAACAAGCATACAAAAGTCTACCTCATGCCCTAATTCTTTTAACCCTTTTGCTAAAAACTCAACATGGTTAATGATACCGCCATAATCTTGTATTTGGTACAAGGTCATTAATATTTTCATTGTACAACTCCTTGCGGTAAGGGCTCACTGCTCTGTGTAAACTTACTGCGAGGTTTACCTTGGCCTAACCTTACTCGTTCGTACTTATCCCATTCACACAAGCTATGCTCTATAGTACGCATATCTACTTGCCCAACAGGAACATGGTCATCTACGGAGAAAGCGGCTAAAGCATTCAGTTGTTTCATTTCTTCGTTGGCTACATATTGAGTCATGCTTTTTGTTAAGGGCCTGTCCCAAATTCTATTCAACCCACGTTTTGCTCCAGGACCTGCATTGGCCCATGAGAACCTATCTACGGCGTTGTTCAAAACAGGTGTGTAGTTTAAATCAGTTACAACTTCGTAAGACATAAACCCACCACCTCCCCAACCTCTGTACTGTGATAACTTTCTGTGGGTAGTTTGCAAAGATTTAGACATACCTGCGGTAGCGGCAATGTCTCCTACATATTTATATATCGGTTTAAGGAAATGGTCAACAACAACATCTGCTTTAGGTAATTTCAACCCTTGGTTTGTAATGATATACGCACCAGTGAAAGTACGCTTACCATCAGCTATCCTGTTTTTTATAATGTTTTTGGTACGCTCAGTGTCCCAATCAAATTTGGTTGATGAAAGGGTAACCCAACCATGTTCCTCTGCAAATTCAGTTGTGCCTACCATCCTGAACAAACAACAGTTGAAAATTATTTCACTCCAGTTTTTATTATCGTGAGGTTTAGTCCAGTTGTTACGCATCCAAAGGGTAACCCTATCGTTTTCACGGAAAGGGTTTGTAAACTTATACTCTTGGAGTATGGGATCTTTTGTCCATTCAGACCTTGGTACACCCATGTTTCTCCGTTGGTATATGGCGTGTCTTTCATTTATCCAATAGAAAAACCTTTCTACGTTTTCCTTGTTCATTTACTTTTCTCCTAGTGGTTGGAAGTGTGGGTTATCAACTTTTATAGCTCCGGCTTTTACAGCTATCCTAATATCTGTTTTGCCTCCTGGAGCAGGGTCTAACTTACGCAGGGCAGTTATCGCTTCGCCTACTGTTTGGGAAGCTAGAACAACCTGCATATTACGATAACGGTTTGTGCCTTGTTTAATAGGAGGCTCGTCCATTAACTTAATAATTTTGCATTCATTGCCCCACCCTTGTTTCACATCTACTATTTTTCTAATGGCATCAAAAGCTTGCCCTACAGTGGGTTCATCTTTTTCCATTTCATCTAGCTCTAATGTTATTCTAGTATGTGGGTCTACATCTGGTTGCTCTGTAACTACCCCAACGCTTGAAGTACTGCCTTTAACAAACCTATTCATTTTTGTTTCCTCTTCTGGTTTCCAATATTTAGCTTTATCATGGGTAAGAACCCAAAAATTTTCTGCAGAACTATGTTTACCAAATGGTTCACAAACAGAAGCTATTTCCTCTTTTGTAAACAAATGGTTTAAACGGTCTACTGTTTCTTTACCATCAAACACATAAGAACATTCATTAACAGCCTTACATGATTTTACAGCTTTTAAGGTTTTAAATTTATAAAACAAAAACGGAGGCCCATCACTTCCAGGAACTCCGTCACATATTGCATAAAACATTTTTCTTCCTTTCTTAGAAGAAGTACCAGTGTGTACATTAACGTATACACACTGGTTAGACAACGGCTACTTTATCAACTTCCTGCGTATTCCAACGCTTTGGTCAGAGCTTTGCGCTTGGTTTGCGCTCCTGAACCAAACCATGCCGAGTGCAAAGCATTACCCTCTATTTGGGAACGCTTTTGGTGGTCAACAACATGGGTAACTGCATTCAATGCTCCCCACCATGTACCCTTGGCAGAAGACATGTCATGTCCAGGACTCGTTTCTACTGCTTGGTACACTAGGTCTGCGGTATTGCTAAACTCTTGGTGCAGAGGAGGTAGCGTATCAAGGTCGTCTGCTTTAGCCCTTTCTATTAACAGGTTAGGTTGGAACAGTTCGGCAATCCAATTATCTAGGTCAAACGACTTAGCAGTTTTGCTTGCCAAAAATTCAGCTTGCTCCTTAAACAGTTTCATTTGGTTACCACTCAGCCCTAGCGCAAGCTCTGCGGCCTTGTGTATTTCCTCATCAAACATTTGTAGGTGCAACACTCTAAACCTGTTGTGTGCATCATTTAAAGCCATTGTAAGGGTGTTGTTACAAACAACTCGTATAGGCGTAAACATAATTGTCATTGCCTTGCCTACCTGATGGCTGTTGTTCAGTAACAAGTAACCTTTAATATGGTCACCACCAGTAAGACTAAACTCATCGGTAAGTTTTGCTAACCCCCAAATGTCTTTACCCTCTTTTAAACTACCTGCGGTTTCCATGGTCATTTTACCTGCGTCGGTAAACTTTTTAAAGAAGTGCATTACCTCTGAGTTTTGGAAGGGTACATAACTATCCCCACACTTGCCCATTACCTTGTTGTCGCTGTCGCGTACAAGGTGGTAATCACCTTCGCACCGTATAAAAGATGCTTCGCCTGTGGGGTCGATAATGTTCCAAACATCTGGTTTATCTACCGTGTAATCAGGCCGTTTGCTAACCGTCCAATCTAACTTGGCGGCTTCTAACATTTGTTCAGGAGACATAGTGTTGTCTACCTGTACGCCTAACCCATGCCAAGGAACTTGTCCTGCATAAGCCATTGTTTCTACTTGGTGTGCCATAATTAATTACCCTTTCTATGGTTTAATGTAATGAAGGTTCAGCGGGTATTTCGCTGTCTGGTATTTCTTGGCTAGGCAAAGCATTAAACTCATCAAAACTAATGTCTACCCAACCAACGTGCATTGGACTAAATGCCACTTGTACACGCATCTCTACGTCATTGTGCGGCATACTAAAACAAACAGGTAGCATTGCTTCATCTGGTATTGTGTTCAACGCATCCTGCAACATGTCACGGTTCAGTGACCTGTTCCTGTTAGCTTGTATTGCGCTTTCGTTGCTCGCAATAAGCTGTTCTTTGGTAAAGTACCTTACTATCATTTAGCTTACCTTTCTATTTAAGCTGTTAATACAATTACTATATGGTAACCATTTATCTTGATAAAGCGTTAGTTTATCTTTTGTGTTCTAGTAAGGCAAAGCATACCCTTGACTAAACATTGGGTGTACTAGATGCAATTTTTCTTTAGCCCTTGTCAACCCTACATAAAATACTCTTGCTTCGTCTTCTTCATAAGTATTTATTTTTCGCCACATAGAATATGGCCTACGCATTACATCAGTTAAAAGCATAACATTAGTGGCTTCCGCGCCTTTAGCAGAGTGTATGGTAGAAATCCTAAGTCTTGGTGTTTGGTTCAGCTTTTCACCCTTCCGCAAACAGGCTTTTAGATATACCTTATCACGTTCAGCTATTTTTCCTAACCCTTGATCCCAAGGTTGTGTATGCAATAACCCATGTGACTGTAGTAAATCTTCAATGCTGTACAGTACACCATCCTTACCATCGGGCATTGTTTTACACCCATATGCAATCTGTTTATTCAACAACATGTATTTGTATATTAATCTTACTTGATCGGAGGTTATGCGTTCTCCATTTCTAACTGATTCCCAGAACCGTACCGCATCTATTACCTTACTGTCAATACTTCTTGAACCATTATAAATGTATAGGTGTCCTCTTTTTCTTACCTCTTCTTCTATTTGCTCTGCTCCTCTTGTTGTTCTGCTTAACAACAACCAATCGCCTTGTGAAAGATTAACCTCCTCAGAGTGCCTATGCCAAAAAATATCCCCCTTTTCAGTCTTAGGCGTGAACGATTTTTTCCTACGCCCAACAATTTTATGTATCACCTGTTTACTCAGTTCATGGTGTAATGATGGTATGCGGTAGCTTTTATCTAACAATGTTACTTCACCTTCTAACCCTACAAAGTGTTCTACATCTGCTCCTGCATATCTAAATATTGCTTGGTCATCATCTCCTGCAACATAACAAATTTTACTTCGCTGTTCTAACCTCTGTACCATTTCCCACTGAATAGGTGATAAATCTTGTGCTTCATCTATAAATACAACTTCTAATTTAGGGCATAAGTCTCTATCTAAAAACGACTCTAACATGCCAGTATAATCAAACAGGCCGTATGCTCTTTTCCAATGCTCTAATCCTCTCCCAACATAATCTACTCTAGCCCAATCTGTTTTAAGTGGTACGACGCTTTGGTTATATATCTTTTGTAATGGTTGCCGTAAAATTCTAGCTATATTTATTATTTCTAAAAACTTATCCCCATAACCAAAATCTTTATACGGCCCCTGCTCTGTAACACCGCTAATGAAAAACTTACCTATTTTCAACCACTCTGCTATCTCTTGGTACTTTTCTGGTGTAATTACTTGAGAGTGTGTCAGCCCTGCCTGTTGGAAAGCTAAACTGTGTAGAGTGCGGAAGTAGGGCAGTTCCTTTTTGTTAAAGTTAAATTTGAAACAAGCCCTATCTATCGCCTCTTGTGCGGCTCTTCTTGTAAACGCAAAGTATCCTATACGATCAGGGGGTACACCTGATTCAAGGTAAGACTCTACCAAGCTAAGTAACTTAGTTGTCTTACCAGTTCCAGGAGGCCCCAGCACGATACGCATTACAAAATTTCTTGTGATGCAGGTAAAGGAGGCAGATCAATTTCTGACTCATCTGTTTCAAAGTAAGCCTGTTCTAAAGACCACACATGAACACCCTTACCCCTCACTCGCCAAAACATTTTTTCAGCATTTAAGTCGCGCAACCGCAACGTAACACGGTTGGAAGTGTAATGGTTGAAATCGTTTACAGACAAGTGCTTTTTTAAATCTTTAACTTGGAAGTAAACCCTGTCATCTAACCAAACAGCAACCCCTTGTAGTATGTCTTCGCGTTCTTCACCTTTAGCTCTTTCACAGGCAAACGCATGTAACAGGTCTTCAAACTCTCCTTTGAACGTAGCATCCGGTGGTACTTCTACAATGGTAACATTATCTAACAATGTTTGTATTCTCGTTTGCCAAGAGCGTTGATTAATAGCTACAGGAAACATGTTAATTTGCGATACACATTCTTTTTGAAACTGCGCTTGGCTAGTTAATCCTGTTGTAGTTAACTCTAACCTTTTGTTATCTACATTCAATATCCATATAGGTGGGTCACCATCTATTTTAGTGAGGCTAGACATATCGTTTGCAACACCACTAGGCCCAACACCAAACTTCCTTGTTTTACATAGTTCTTTATCACAAAAAGGTTTTATTGGTTGGTCTTCGCATTTGTAAAAGTAATCTTTCTTTTTTAACTGGCGAATAGTATTACCCACTTCGCTATGACTAAGGGGCGGTGACAGGTAATCTATATTGTATCTTTGTACTAACTGTTCCCAATTATCTTCATCAAACAACCGCGCATACACACCAAGGTTGAAAAGGGCATTGTTTCTAGAACCTTCACTAAACCCCTTACTGCATAGGTGTTGTAAACAGGGAGGCCCTTCTTCTATAACACCGTCTTCCGTACCAAAGCTGAGATTTAGTTTACGGAACTTAGCAGGGGTCAGTATAAATGTTTTAGCGTACTCTATAAAAGCAATAGGGTTTAACGCTTCACCGTTTTGATCAAACGCATACCGTGTCGTTTTGTTTCCTGCATGATACGGCATGTTTAAAAAGTTACCTGTATCACCCCTGTCTTTTAAAATAGTTGTCTGTTTAGGAAATATTTCACTACCAGAAAACCCTAGAGCCGCGCTTAGTTCTGTGATCCTACGTTGCATTTCTTCTGCTTCTATCGGTTCAGATAAAAACATCCATACATGCGCTCCACCACTTTTAGTCCTACCAACAACCGCAGGTATTTTATTTTCGTTCAATACGTCTATTAATTTTTTATGGCTAACATCGTATTGGTCTATATCTATTGCTCCCCACTGACACATATTGTCACTTTTTATAGGGATAATACCTAAACCTATACCTCCATTTAAATGCTCTTCCCACATTTCTACTCTAGTGGGTTCTTTTATAACCTTTGCTATTCCTTGCTTCTTACCATCATTAGCTCTATTACCCTTTACCTCATACGTTCCGTGGGCAATATCACTACCTTTAAATAAACTGTAAAATTCTTGGGCTAAATCCATAACTTTCTCCAATAAAAGGGTGGAGGCTACGCATTCAAATAAAGGGTTAAGAAATTTAAATGGTAGCCTCCGCAGAACAAAGGAGATCAACCCTCCGTTCTGAACTGGGTTAAGCTATGAACTAAAACGGTACTTGGTCGTCAGGATCTGACCCCATACTACTAGAGCCATCGTTTACTTGCACATCACCTGCTTTTACTGATTTAGCAAAAGCAACTGCCATTTCAAAGAACCCCTTATCCATATCGTCAGATAGGTTTAAGGCACGTTCCCTAGCTATTTCCCAACCATACCAACTACCTTTATCGTTTTGCTCTGGTACGCTTGTAATTTTGTATATCTGGGACATTAACGGCAATGTATACAATCCGTTCTTGCCTTGGGCAGTTAGCGATTGTGCTTGCGTCAACCACTTACGGCCCTTCTTTAATTGTGTAGAAGCCATCGTTACCAATGCTTTTTGTGGGCCTAACTCAGGATGTAACATTAACACGTAGAACTGTGCAGTGTTGGTCAACTGGTTGCCGTTTGGTAGTAGGTCTTGCCCTTGGTCACTACGCACCACAGTTTTTACAATAGGGTCATCTGGGGTGTATGAACCTACATATCCACCACCTTCTTCCCTACCGCGCCACTCTACAAAGCGACGATTGTAATGGCAGGGTATCACATAAATACCTTCCTTTTCTGCTTCGTACACTTCGTTCAGTACAGTATTAAATATCATACCTGCTTCCGCACCTTCCACATACGCACCATCACGTTTTTTAACTTGTGGGCTAACATCGGCAAGCACTCGTAAGAACGGAATAGCTAGGTCTTCTGTTTTTACCTCGCTGAAACCCTCACCTTGGAACTGCTCAAAACCTTCGTACATTGCAACTTCATTATTTGCTTTCTTAGCTACTTCTTGTGCCATCTTTCTATCCTTTTTTCGGTTTAGTTATTTTGGTTTTTTCACCTATATACAACCCAAACAAATCAGCAGGGACATTGTTGCCTTGTTCAAATTGGTCTTTTACAAATGCCTTTAAGGTCATTGGCTCTACCCACTTTTTAGTGTTCACCGCCATACCCTTATGTATCAAGTCATCTGCAAACTGTTTAGCTTGTTCTTCTTGTCCGCGAACAAAGGTCGTTGCTACTTGGTTCTTTATTAAATCACCAAAATCATTTGCAACTAACCAACCAAATGCTTCATCTGATTTATCTTTACTTATTGAAGCACTGTAAAATTTACCAACGCTTACACGAGAACCATCTTCTAATACAAGCTCACTTATACTATGTTCTGCCATAGCTGAAGGTAACTGTTCTTCCGCTATTTCACGCAGACTTCGTTTAGCTTGTTTTAGCTCATCCTCTAACTGTGCTACTCGTTGTTCTAATGTAAGTTGTACATTGGCAAGTTTACTCACTAAACTTAACCCTTGTTCGTCCACCGTTTTAAGATCGGTGGCGGCATCTTCAAAATCCATTGTTAACCCTTTCTATTGGAATAATGTGTTGTATTCGTGGTCATATAAAAATTCTCCGAAACTGGAGCCATATGAACTAGCTATTTTCCACTCTTGACGAAAATGGTCTGCATCATCACCTTGCAGTAAAAAGCTCCAACCTGCTTCTCGTTCTGCAACTTCTATTGCAAACCCTTTATCTTCCATTGTGTATCCACCTATAATCATAACTATTAACCCTTTCTATTAGTTAAAGTTTGCTTCAAGGGGGTAGTACTTGTTTTCTAGCCTATCCCATTTAAGCATTTTGTAACGGCCCATATTCTGCCGTGATGCAACGCTCGCAGCTAATGCAATAATTACAGGATCACCAGAAAGTAATAGGTAATCGTCATCTGTAAACTTGCTCAACTTACGAGTTAGTTGTTTTATTAATGGCTGAGTAGAATAACTCGCCTGTTCAGAAGCAGGAACAAGTATTTCTATATCACCGAAGGTAACGGCATCGCTCAAATCGCGACCTCGCATTTCTTGAACTATGTACACTGTCATGCCTTTCTCCACATGCAAAAGTTAATTATTTAGTATAGTAGCATATATTTTATATGTAACTAGCGTTTTTATGTCAAGAAAAAAATAAATATCTCAAGCTTACACCGACTTTGCTATAATAGGGGCAAAACCCAAACAAACCCTAGAAAAAATAATTCCAAAAACGTCGCGCGTACCGAGAAAGTTGTATATTGTATATCGTATATCGGAAAATGTTAGAATTTAAATTCATCTTAATTCGTTTTTCCCCCCTATATAGTAAAGTTGTTTGATAAACCTTTTATTGCTCGTTGTTTTGTTTAGGTTTAAAATATAAATATTCCCAATAGAAAGAGGGTAAAATGCGTTACAAATTTAAATACCAACCATATAAGCATCAGCTAGATGCTTTAGAAAAGTCGTGGGATAAAACCTTTTTTGCCTTGTTTATGGACATGGGTACAGGCAAATCTAAAGTATTAATAGATACGATTTCTATGCTTTACGATAAAGGTAAAATAGATTCTGCTCTGATTATCGCACCCAAAGGTGTGTACCGTAACTGGGAAAGAAAAGAACTGCCCACCCATTTACCCGATCATATACAGGCAAACATTGTTGTATGGTCGCCAGAAAAAACAAAAAAGAAACAAGCAGAGTTAGCTACGTTAAATGAACCGTCAGATAAACTGCAAATATTTTTAATGAATGTAGAAGCATTGTCCAGTAGCAGAGGAGTATGGTCTGCCTCACAATTTATACTGTGCCATAAAACAATGCTTGCTGTAGATGAAAGTACAACCATTAAATCTAGAACAGCGAACAGAACAAAAAGCCTTATAAAAATATCAAGAAACGCCCCTTACCGTAGGATACTTACAGGGTCACCTGTTACTAAATCACCGTTAGACCTATACACACAATGCGAGTTTTTAGAAGAGTATGTATTAGGGCATTCTTCGTTCTGGACGTTCCAAAACCGTTATGCAAAATTGATACGCAAAACAATGGGAGCGCATTCATTTAACCATATTGTAGGATACCAAAACTTAGAAGAGTTAAATGGTATAATAGAACCGTTTTCATTTAGAGTGCGTAAAGAAGATTGTTTAGACCTACCTGACAAAGTGTATACAAAGCGCAGTGTAGAGTTAACTAAAGAACAACGTGTTCTGTACGATCAAATGAAACGTAATGCTGTATCCTTTATAGAAAACGAAGGCATTATGTCTGCCTCTACCGTGCTAACTCAAATACTAAGGTTGCAACAAGTATGTTCTGGTTTTGCTAAACTGGAAGATGGGCGAATGATAAAAGTTCCCAACAACAAGTTGCCTGAGTTACTATCTGTATTAGAGGAAACAGATGGTAAGGTAATAATTTGGGGTAACTTTACACATGACCTAGAATTGATACAGGAAGCTCTTATAAAAACATATGGGGCAGAAACAGTAGAGCTGTTCTATGGTAAAACTCCGGCAGAAGAACGGCAGTTAATTGTAGAGCGGTTCCAAGACCCTAACGACCCATTGCGGTTTTTTGTAGGGCAACCCCGAACAGGGGGCTACGGACTTACTCTTACAGAAGCGCATACAGTTATATACTACAGCAACGGCTATGACCTTGAAATAAGGTTACAGAGCGAAGATAGAGCGCATCGTATAGGACAAACAAATAAAGTTACTTATATAGATATAACAGCAGAAAATACTGTAGACCAAAAAGTTATCCAAGCCCTGCGAAGCAAAATAGATATAAGTACAAAGGTACTAGCTGAAGGGTACAAAGAGTGGATAATCTAATACTTGGGGATAGCTCTGTTGTAATTAAAACATTTGCAGATGAGCAGTTTGATACAGTGTTTACCTCACCCCCATACAATAGAAAAAGGAACGATAAGTATGAAGATTTTACTGATATTTCTGATAATTATTTCAATTTTCTTGTTGAATCGATAGAACAATGTCTACGAGTATGTAAGGGTAATGTGTTTTATAACCTTCAAAAAAACTTTTACAATCGAGTAGAAATATATAAAGTTTTTGGACATTTTGCAGAACGTATAATAGAAACAATCGTTTGGCATAAATCAAACCCCATGCCAAACCCCCATGTCATTAACTCTTATGAATACATTTTAGTATTGAGTAATAAAAACAAATCATTAAAAGCAAACAAAACATATACAAAGAACCATTTTTCAACAGCCGTTTACTCAGAGAACCCATACAAAAAACAGCATAGAGCAGTCATGAACCCTAAAGCTGTAGAGTATATACTGAAGTCTTTTTGTAAACCAAACGAAAGTGTGCTTGACCCTTTTATGGGGACAGGAACGACAGGTGTTGTTTGTAAACAGTTTGGTATGACATTTACAGGTATTGAGTTAGTAGAAGAGTATTACAACTTATCTAAACAACGGTTACTAACCCATTAACGAACCGATACCTTGCCCTTGCTTTTGTTGCTGTCGTTTTTGTATAGCCGCAGATGTTGTATCAAACGGAAACAATGAAGCAATATCCATTTGCCCCCCACCTGTAGGTGCAGGGTTGGGAGGAGGAGCTACTTGTGTAAAATTCATTGGTGGTGGTGGAGCATTATCAATACGTCTACGCTCTTCTATTACTTCCGGAACAGGAGAACCACCTTGATCTATGAAATTGCGTAGCTGTTCTTCTGAAGCGGGAAAATTTAAAAATTTGTTTGTTTCTTCTTTTATTTCTTCACCTGCTTCTATACCTGACCCCACTAAATAGTTATTTACCTTCCTGCTTATAGGTCCTGGAATACGGCCTACAGGGTTTGTTTCAGGTAACTCTGTTGTAAGCATTTTAGCTAACTGTGGGTCTGTTATTGCTTCACGCATTAACGCATTCATTCGTATTTCGTTTTGCGCTCCTATAGCTCTACTTGCCAAATAAATAAACGCTGTTCTAGGTGATATTCTGTTTTCTTTAACAGCAAGTACCCTTGTAGAAACAGCCGCAGTAGAAGTACCGAGAGCTTCTGCTAAACGGCTTACAATTCCAGCAGAGCTTAAACTTTGTAGCTCTAAACGAGGAACGGTGTTTATTCTTTCTGAAGCATCAGCTAACAAGTACAGGTCTTTCATATGTGATTCAGAAAAACCTGCGTCTTTTAACAACTGGGTATTTTTGTCTTCTTGTAACCATGCTTTGAATAATGCAGGGTCTGCCATGATATCCTGTTGTTGATCTAACTTTTCAAAAATAGTTCTTCTAAAAACGTTTTCTGCGTTTGTTTTCCCCATTGCTTTTGCTTCGTCGGAATTTAAAAAATCTCTTTTAGTTTTTACCATAGTACGTTCCCCACCTTCTTTTGTAGGTTTCGTAACTAATTGTGTGAGAAAATCTTCTTCTGGTTCTAAAGTGCCTTTTCTTGTTTGTGCTTGCAAAAACTTACCCAGTAATGTTCCTTCTATTTCTTTTTTACGAGCTGTAGCTTCTTTCCTACGTTGCAAAGATTTTTGAAGCAACGCTTGTGTGTTTGTTAATTCGTCTAAAAAAGTTTTTCCTTCTTGTCCAGGAAGAAGTTCTAAATAATTTCTGTTATCACCCATCCATTTATTCAGAGCTGTTTCATCCCAAGTTCCTTTATCTATTTTGTATGCTTTATCATACAAAGAATCTAACAAAACATTTTTCAAATCATTTATTTCAGGAGCTTCATTAGTTACTGTATCTACAAACCTTCTTAGTATTTCAGGTTCATTGTCTAAAAATGTTTTAGTTACTTGCTCTCCTTGTGTTAAATAACGATCTATCGTTTTGTCTTTTGCAGCAACACCCATAATTAAAGAACGTTCAAAAGGGTCGTATAATGTCTTTTTTGCAAAATCTATAAATTCTCTATACTTAGGCCCAAGATTTTTAAACGCACCTACAGAAAAATCATCAAGCATATCTCTATACTGCATTAACGTAGGAACTTCAGGGCTACCAAACGCAGAGCCTTTGCTTATAGCAGCACTTACCTCTTCCCTTGCTAACAACCAATCTCGGAAACTATACGGTTTACTTGAATCCCATTCTACTAAATCTCTTATACTAGGAGGAAGTTTTTTAAATCCAGCTGATTCAACTCCTGCTGCGGGTACAATTTCATTCAAAACTCTTTTTTGTAAAGCTAATACAGTTTCAGGTTCAACTAAATCATCTGCTCTAACTAATGTCTTTTCACGCTTACCTGTCGCTTGTTTTATTGGTCTTTTCTCTTTTACAATGCCTAATGTTACTTTCTTTTCATCTACTAATTTTTTAGCGTCTTCTACTCTTTTATTTAAACCTGCTTGAAATTTTTCTCTATCTGTTTGCCGCACACTACCTTCTCTTGCAATTTGAGAACCCTGTTGTTGTAAAAAATCATCTGCTGCTGTTATTTCTTTAGCTTGTTGTTCTACACTTAAATCAAATGTTTTTCTAGCATTATCTAAAATTAACAGGTTATTTCCTGTTACTCCTGTATCAGCACCTTCTATACCTATCGTTCCTTTGAACCGTGTAGCACCTGTTAAAAAACCATCTAACAAAGCATTCATGGCAGGTATTTGATCATTAGGGGTAGTTTCTAACGCTTCGTCAAACGTTTTTATTAACGCTTGGTTATTAAACACTTGTCCAGGAGCCATGTTTTCTAACTCAGGTATTTTAGCTACGATTTGTTGAAACCTATCAGCAGCTTCTTTTGCTTTTTCCGGTTCTATGTTTAACTGTCTTTGTATCATTGTTTGTGCTTTGTTAGTTAAAAACGCACCTTCTTTTCCTTCAACAGCACTTTTTGTTCCTAAAGCAACATCTTTAACGTCACTCGTTGCAAGACCTTTCAACCATTTTACTCCCTGTACAACAGGTAATTTACTAACAATAGCAGGGAGAGCAGCAGGGGCAAAAGCAGATGCAATACCTAATGTAGGACTATCTGTTGTTTCTGTAACACCACCTGCTAATCCACTAATCCCTGCTTCTAAGGCAGCCATTTGTCCAGGATTAGATGCCTGAGTTCTTATTATATCGTCTACAACATTAGTTGTTGTTTGTCCAGGAGTGATAGTTTCATCAATAAATTGTTTTGCTTTTTGTAAAGGTGTTCCTACTCCTTGCGTAAATGCAGACGGCCCCTGTAACGCTTTAGAAGATTCACTAACTACTCTCGTAGGCCCTGCTATAGGAGCTCCTTGTATTGGGGCTTGATATGTGGAAGGAGCAGTAGCAGGTGCAATTTTAGGGCCTAATACATTTGCCCCATATGGACCTATTCCTTTTGTAGCCAAATTAGCCGCGAGTTGTGTTCCCCCTGCTATGGGAGCTCCTTCTCCAATAAATTTACCTGCCCCATATACAAATTCGCTTGCTAAACCTTCTTCTGGCGTTACACCAATATCAGTACCTTCACCATAATTTAGTGGTATACCTAATACATTACTCATTATATTTTGTGTTTCAAAATCACCCGATGCAAATATACGAGCCATTTCATTTCTGTCTGGTTTTATATTGGCTAAAAAAGGAAGACCTGCTTGTTCACCTATTTTTCTAAAAGCAACAGCAGCATTGTATATGACAGGGTCAACTAAACCCGCTAATCCTCTATTAAACCCTGTTATCGCTGTTGTTAAAATACTATCGCCAAACACAGGTTCTAATCCGTCACCTATACCTGTAACACGAGCAGGTTGCGCTTTACCTTCAAAGCCAAGTGATGCACCTTCTACAGGATCACCAACTCTAGTCATATCCTGTGCAGATTTTAAAATTTCTACTTCGTCTATTTCAGGTCCAGAAACAGCTTGGAGCATTCGCTCATCTAATGAATCATCAAGGGACATTTATCTGTTTCTCCTTTCTCTTCGAGTAAGGTTTGTTGTACTAGATCCGCTTATTGTAGTTCGTCCGTTTTGCCTAATTGTTTTTAATTTAACCGTTATTAGTTCCTGCGGATTAGCTTGTTTACGTTTCCAAACATTTTCTGGTAACCCTAGTGCTTCAGCTTGTTTAACAGTCATTGTAGCAAATTGGTTTTGCAAGTCTCTACCACTTTCAGCTAACCTTTTAGCAAAATCAAAAGCAGGAAGATAACTCATTTGTTTTCCATCTGAGTTTGTAGTGGTAACAATTTCGTCAAACCTTAATGGGTCTTCTTTTGTGCCTCCCTGTATTTGATACACTCTTGCCGAAGGATTATCTACAGGGTTTAATAAATGTAAATCACCCAGTTGTTCATTCGTAACACGATTCATAAATGTTTGTATCTGTTTAAGAGCTACCATAGGTTGTGTTAAAATTTCACCTGATTTTGGTAATAACTCTTGGAGTTGTTCTAATTCTCTTACAGGGAACCTTGGAGATAAGGCTAAAGATCGTTTAACCAATCTATCAAGTAACTGGCTTGTAGTTCTGTACTCTTCAGAATTTGCATCGGCTAATTTTCTACCTAACGCAGTATCACCAAAAACACCTGCAATATTACCAGAGATAAATGCAGTCATACCACCTTTAATGCCAAGAGTTTTTAAGAACTTTTTATTTATTACATTATCTTGTATTTCTCTAATCAATTCAGCTCTAGCCCCTGTTTTAGCTTGTAGTTCAGCCCTTTTAGGGTCAGGTAATCTGTACTGTCCGTCTTTGTTTACCTCATATGTAGCAGAAGGAGCTACTCTGTAAATTGTTGGGTTACCTAATTTAACACTATCGCCAACAGTTAATGATTTTCCATATGTGTTTTCTAGTTTAGCTTTGTTTTCTTCGGTAACTGTATATGTGCCATAAGGAGAGTTACCACCAGTAGCAGCACCAAAAGCATTCGGTGTGCGTGAATCTATAGGTGTGCGTGAAATTATAGAGTTATCGGATAGGTTTCTAACAACTTTAAATCTAATACCCTGTTCATCTTCTACAGAATAAATTTTTTCGCCATCATCCCTAAAATATTCTCCAGGATTTAATGCTGTAAACCCTCCTGTTGCATTGGGTATGTAATCTTTACCGTTAACGAAAAACCCTTCTACCCTTTTAAAACCAGTCGGTTTACCACTTGCATCTTTTTGCATAAGTTGAAGAGTTTTAGGCTTTGCACTTTTGAGCGCACTTTTCAATGCTCCTGAGTTAGGCCCAAGAATTAAATCATCTACATCTATAGGTTTTACAGGGCGGTAGTCATTAGGGGGAGCTCCATCAACAAATTTGTTTGTTTTAGGATCTAAATATTTTCCGGCCTTATCATAAAAAACAAGGGTTTCCATTTCGCCTGTTGTTGGGTTTTTCCTTGCGTAAATTACTTGGTCACTTAGAGTATTATTGGATTTATCAATTGTATATCCAGCAGTTATTGCTTTAATTGCAGCATCTCTTGTTTTACCTGCTTCTTGTAATCCTTCGCTAACAAGGCGTGCAGTTTGATCATTAATTGTTTTAGCATTTGATCTTTTATTTGTAAGGGCTTCTTCAATAGCTTTATTAGCAGTTGTTTCCCCAAAAGCCCTAACCTGCTCTTCTTGTTTTACTGATAAATCAAAAGCCGCACCTTTTGCTTCTCGTTCTTGTTGGCTTTTCTTAGCTTGTATTTTACTGAGGTTAGCAGCTAGAGGTCCTGCGGCTTGGGTTAAACCTGTAAGTAATGATCCTGGAGTAGAAGCGAGCCGTGACCCTGCATCAGCTAATGCTAAGTACCCTTGTATTGCTGTATCATCTGTATCTGTATCTCCCATAAACTCTTTGCGCCTAGCAAGAAGTTCTTCTGCGGTTTCTGCTTTAGGTGCAAACTTAGAACGTAACGCTTCTAGTTCTTCAAAAGTTTTTGTTGGGTCTGTTTCACCTTTTTGTAAATCAAGACTATCTAAAAGACCTCTATAACCTTTTACAGTAGATTTTATTTCATCCATATCTATTTTAGGGTATTGAGGTATAGCTACAGGGGATAATGTTCTGCCACCTTGTAATTGACTCAATAGTCCTGGAGTATTTGGGTTTTGCTGTAAAGTAGCAGCAGTTATATCTTGAGCTCGTTGCGATGGAAACCCATAATTCTGTGCAAAAGGCATCGGCATACCACCTAACGCCATACCCACTGGCATTTCCCCACGAGACATCGCTAGGACAGCCTCTGCCTGATCAGAAGGTTCTGTGGCAGAGGGCTGACTAAAATTTCCCTCGGATCCTTCCACACCCCCCATCGGGGCTTCTGCAATACCACCATCAGGAACAGCTTCTAATGTTTGGAATACAGGTTGCAATACTGTTAAAACAGACTCAGGTGTTTTCTTTGCATCAGCAGGGCCAACTAACTCAGCCAACTCACTATATCGCTCTGACAATGGTAAGTCGTTTCCTCGCATTGCATTAATAACATCTTCTATATTTTCCGCGTTATCTAAACCACTGTACACTTGCTCCATTTGCCCTGCCATTTGTTGCATCATTTGCATCCCTTCGGGTGGGGGTGGTTCCGGCATCATACCTGAAGCAATACCTGAATTTTCAGAAGCAGGGGTCATTGGTTGCATACCCCCCATTACTTGTCCACCTTCTGCAAATTGTTGAGCACCTAATGGGTTCCGCGCTTGCCGACCTTCTGCTTTACCGTAATCTATAAAATGTTGGTATAAATCAAAAGGGGAAGTACCAAGTGCCTGTCTAACATCTGGGTTAGAAGTAGCATAAAATTCAGCATCAAAACTGTTAGGAACGTACCCATAATTTTGCATAGTATATTCTCTAGGAGTAAAATTGAGAACAGATCTATCTAACTCTCCTCGACCAACAGTAGGAAGACTTGCTATACCTCTGCCTTCTTTGCGACCAAAGTCTATATAATGTTGCCTAGCAAAATCATCTAAAATATTTTGGTATTCATTACTTATACCACCAGTAAATCGTGACCCCTGTTTAGGTACACCTGATTGTATAGCGGCATCAGTAGCTGCGCGGAACACATCTGGGTTAGATTCTAGATACTGTTGCAAAATAGGGTCAGCTTGGTATCTACCTTGCGCTTGTTCTGTTTGTCTTTGTATATCTCGGTAAGCTTCTGCTTGCCTTTGAGCTTTCATCCGTTGTACAGCCATCGCATTATCATAAACACGTTGTTGATCTAATGCTTCTTGCTCAGGTGTTTGTTTTTGGTTCATCATGTTAACCTACTAAGCTCCTATCAAATTCTCCTAAAGTTGTATAGCCCTCTTGAGGACTTTGGTCACCAAACGGAGCAAACCCACTAAAACCCATGTTATTAGGCAACGGGTCTATCATCTGAGTAAGAATGTTTGTGCCTGATAATGCCCTAGATTGATCTTGGTTAAAAGGGTTTGTACCAAAAGCAGGGTTTAAATCAGTGCCTCTTGAAGCAGTAATTCCTGCATTTATGGTTCCTGCTCCTCCGAAAAGAGCTCCAATAGGTTCAAATTGTTCTGCTATTTCAGGAAGTTGATCCAAAACTTCTCCTAAACTTCCGAACCCTGTTTGAAATTCAACAGGGTTTCCTGTTCCAGGAATCAAAGCAGGAGCCATACTTCCATCAGGTAAAATAGAACCTGCTTCTGGGTTTATTTGTGCTGTATCATCATACCGAACAAAAGTAGCTCCTCCAGGACCTATATCATCTTCTTCATATGGCTCACGAGAGCTACCTGAATTAAATCTTGAATTTATGTCCCTTAATATATTTGCTTCAGATATATCCGCTAAACTAATAGGTCTTCCTCCAATAGTTTTGTATTGCATATTTTGACCATAAGTACCACTACCCATTATTCCTGTTGGGTCTATATCATACCCGCCTAATTCACCTAAAGCTCTTGTCAGCTCTGGTGTTCCCCCTGCACGGTCATATATAGAAGGTATTTCTCCTAAATGTCCTCTGCGTACAAACAACCCTTTTAACGCATTGTCCATTTCTCTAGCAACCATGTCTTCATTGCTATCTCCTGACGTAGCTCCAATAATTCCTCTCCTGTAAACAGGATTAATTCTACCAAGGATATCATCTATTTGTCTTGTTGTTTGTTGGTATTCTGGTTCATAGTAACCCCCTTGTGGGTTTGTTCCAAAAAAGGCTGTACTATAAAGGTTTTCTGGGTCATTATATACTCTTCTAGTCCCCTTCAGTAACTCAGCAATAGCTAACATATGTGGGTTTACAGGGTTTGCAAAGATACCTGTTTGCTCCATAGGCTCTGTAGGAGCAGGGGTAGGTAGCCTTTTGACTTCATCTAATAACAATGTTTTACCTAATTCAGGAAACCCTGCTATGTCCCTATTTTCGCGTATGCCAAAATCACGGAAATGTTCCCTAGCTGTATTTTCTACAATTCTTTGAAACTCTGATCCAGGAGCTACTCCTTGCGATTGTGCGACTCGAGTAGCGTGAGCTAATATATCTGGGTTTGACCTAAGATATCCTTGTACAACAGAACTTGATTGATATTCATTGTTTGAATTTACCTCACCACCTTCAGCTAAAGAAACAATGCCACCTTCTGCAAAATTTGGTCCTCCTGCTTCAATTTCATCAATAGGAACAAGACCTACTAACCCTTCCGCAGGTTCTTCTGCTACTGGTGGGTTATCAATACCATCGCGTTCGTCTTCTAACTCTTTTTTACGCTCTGGGCTTAAACCAAAAGTATCACCTAACCTTGGCTCTAATAAACCACCAAGGAACGTTCGCCCACCATACTCTCTGCCTTCACCTTGCCCATGGAAAGCATAATGTAAAGCAGCATCACGTTCAATTTGCCCTTGCATGTTTTGTCCTGAAAGCCCTCTTGCAGTCGCATTTGCAACAGAAGCATTAAACACATCAGGGTTTGATGCCATGTATCGCAATGCAGGAGGTATATATACCGAACCACCGTTAGCGAACATTGGTCTGTTTAAAGGGTTAGTCATAACCGCTCCTAAAATATTTTGCTTGCTGCACCTGCAATGCCTAGACCACTTGCCGCGCCACCGACAACTTGGTTAAGTAAAGAAGGATTAGGTGTAGAAGATTGAGATATACTCATCTGTGTAGTGGGTGCGCCTCGTAATATATCACTGTAAAAGCCTAACCGTTGGTAAGGCTCGTATACTTCGGCTAACTGGTCTTGTTGTTGTGCATCTAATCTTGCTTGCTCTGTTTGGAATCGTTGTCCACCCAACTGGTTCATCATACTAATATCATTAGACTGTAGCCCAGATTGTAACTCAGCCATAGCTGCACGTTGCGCGGCTTGCGCTCCTATATCATTAGCAACACTTTGTAACCCTTGCGCTCCCTGTAAATCAAGTTGCGCTCCTTGCAAACCAACATTTGCTCGTAACTCAGCTTCACTTAAACCTAACCTAGCTGCCTCACTAGCAAGGGAGCCTTGTTGCGCTGCTTCTCGCAATGCTAATTCTTCTGCACTTAACCCTAACTGTCCTCCCCTAAGAGCAAGGTCTGCAGCCGCTTGTGATGCACTTAATCCTAATTGTCCAGAACCCAATGCTCCCTGTTGCGCTAACTGCTCCGCACTTAATTGTGTTCCTGCTCCTGCTTGCCCTAACTGTCCTGTTAACTGTGCTAAGTTTTGTTGTCTACCTTGCCCTGCTTCAAATGCTTGTTGGGCTTGTGTTAGAGCTTGCCCATAACCTTGTTGCCTGAGTTGTGCAGCAATCCTTGCTTGGGCGTCTAACAAGTTTCTATCGCGTTCTGCTTGTACAATACCTGCTCGTGAACCACCAAATGCTCCTGCTTGTGCCGCATTTGCATCTTCTTGCAACGCCGCAATATCGCTTGCCCTTTTTAAATCAGCTAAACTTCTATCTACAACATTTGTTTCGTATGGGTTAAAAAACTTAGAAACTGTTGCACTAGGGTCAAAAACCCCACCTATACCTTCAGCAGTAGGGCTAAAACCTGTTCCTGCTAATGCTGCTATTGCGTCTGTTGCTCTATCCTTACCAAAATCTCCTGCTGCACGAGCTTTTCTAACAGCCTCTACTTGGGCTAACCTTGCTCGCTCTGCATCAGCAGTACTAGCACGAGTAACCCCTTGGTCTATACCTAGCCGTTGTGCATCTATTGCACTTAAAGCACCTGTTCCAGCTTGTCCTGGAAGACCAAATATATTTTCACGAGCGTTTCCTGTAGCGGTATTTCCCCTAGCAATAGCACCAAGTATCCCTGTTAGATCAGCAGCGCTTCCTATGCCCGTTTCAATTCTAGTTCTTGCATTATTTAACAGGGTGTTTCTATCAGCATCTTCATAACCTGCAAGTGCATTTCTATAAGCGTCTGAAACTTCATTTCCAAGCATATTTGCTGCTTTTTGATTTCCTGCAAAAGCATCTGTTAAAAATGGAGCAAAAGAACCAATAGCCGAACTAGCCATTGTCCTTGCTTGGTCTTGGAATGGGTCATATCCTGCGAACTGTGTTTGAGGTAACCCACCAACGGGGGCTGTTTCAGCAAGCCCTTTAGCGGCTCTTATTAAACCTAGTTTAAGGGCTTCTACCTCAGGGGCTTCTCTTTGGATAATGGTTTGTTCTTCTACTGCCATGATTATGCCGCCGCTTCGTTTTCAAATTTTCGCATCATTGCATACATTTTCCTAGCACCTTCTTTACGGTCATTCCCACCTGCTCCTCGTACAGCTTTTGCTGTCATAACAAATTCACCATCACTTAACATAGCAGGTATTGAATCACTTGTCCCTGTTCCAGGACCATCTATTTCCCCACCTTGCCTAGCTCGGGTAAACTGCCCTCGTTGGTAGTAAGGGTTGTTACCGTAAAAGTCCCTAGGATTAAACCCATATTGGAATGTACCAGAGCGGATATCTTCATCTAACAGATCTTGCCCTGTTCTGCCATCACCTAATTTCAACCGTTCTTGCTCTTCGGGCGGGAATAACGCATCTGCAGCTAGTATTCCTGCTCCACCAACCGCTAATAATGGCCCATACTTAGTTAATACTCCTGCATCCTCACCTACTCCAGGACGGTTTGGCGATAAGTAGGTACTAAACAAATCGCCACCTTTATCAATTATATCGCTAATATACGAAGACTCCCCTGTACCCATACTAGGGCCTTGAGCAATTACTCCTGCTTTTCTAGCAGCATCTGCTACTTCATTTGAAGATAAGTTTCCAGTCGACATTTCCGCTATTGATCCTACATTGTTGTTAACCATTTGAGGAGACATAGGAGCTTGGAAATTAGGATTAAACAACTCAGGAGGAGCTCCTGCTAACTGTCCACTTGGCATCGTTTGGTTAAGGGTTACTCCAGCAGGAGGAGGAGCCATACTTGCCTCAAACCCACTGAGGTTATCAGTACCTGCTCGCATATCTCCAAAACCAGTGCCTGTCCTTGCGGCTGCTTGCCCTGCTTCAGTCCCTGCAACAATAGGTCCTGCTAATTGATTATTAGCGATTCCTCCTGTACTTGTAGCAAAATCTAAACCAATATCTTCTACACCTAATCCAGCAAACACTTCCTTTGTAATAGGAGCAACATCAGCTGACACACCAAAAGCAGAACCGCCAAACTCTCCTGTTGCAGTAGCTAGGTTAGGACTTACTGGAGCAGGAGCTTGACCAAAAAACTCCCCTAGTTTAGAAGTGATACCTGTAGCATCATTTGTAAATCCACTCAAACTACCTGCAGATAAAGCAGAACCAATCCCTGCCATACCACCTGCAAGAACAGCATTTTTCAATGACGTTTTAAAATCATTACCTGCAATCAAATTACCTGCTAAACTTCCTAACCCTGCGGTAAGAAACAACGGTGCAGCAGGTAAAAGAATTGGAGCAATAAGAGGTAGCACAATAGGAGCAACCTTCTTTGCTACATTAATGATTTTTTTACCGACCTTTTTAATTTTCTTAAATAGCTTTTTGAAAAAGAACTCTGGCTGTCCTGTTACAGGGTTCAAAGAGTTTAACTCATTACCAATAACATAACGCTCTGGCTGTAAACCAAGCTCTTCCATCTGAGCGTAAATCATTTTTTTAAGTTTAGGGCTACTTTCCAATACTTCCATTGGAAGAACTGTTTCACCTTCAGCGGCATGAACAACGTAAGTATCGCCATTCCTACCAAACTCAGCAAGTAAATCAGCCGCACCCTTTAGCTGTTGCATACCACCATCAGGGACTAATGGTTGGTCTCTTACCTCATATCCTAAAGATTCAATTCCTTGCATATTGCGATACCCTATATCGTTTATATCTATGCAGGGAGCGATTCCTGACTACGCTAAAAGAAGCATACAATCAAGATAAACTTTTCGCAACCTACTTTCATCACACCGTTACCGTAACCGAGCCTACGCCCCCTGTTGCAGAAACACCTCTAACATCAGAATGGTCAATTGTTACTATTTTAACAAACCCATCCCTTTGAAAAAGAGCTCCTGTTTCTAAACCAAACCCATCTTGTTGTAACGTAGTAAGGGTTAGGTTCGTATTCCTGCCTTCTCCTGGACTCAAAAACTGTTGGAGAAATACACTAAACGTTCTGACTACAGTAGCTAAATATTGTTGGTCGTACTCTTTTGGAGCAACAGGAAATTGTGGTGGGGGTAATATTCTAGCCATTATCTACGACCATCTGGTCTTACATCTACCCTAGGAGACCCTAACCTCCATCCTGCTGCTGTATCAGAAGACGACACTTTTAACGCAAAAGACCTGCCTCTTAAACGAACATGCACTAAATCTGTAAATTGTTCTACGGTAGTAGTTGTTTCTGCAACGGTTTGTGTAATCGTTTTTGGGTTGTTTTGTGAATACGGGCTTCCAGGACCTTCTCTAGTTTGCAAAGTAAAAGAAGCAGAAGGTGAAGTATTGGTAGAGTTTCTAAACGTAATATCAGGAATCAACCGTTGTATAAACGTAAACTGGTCGCCATCACCTATATCAAACTGGCTTGATTCAATATGTGCAGGGAGTGCAGAAGGAGGCTCTGTGCTACCATCATCAAACCCATTTTCGTGGTCATATACATAATGGTCTGTACCTACACTTACAGGGTATTGCTCTATACCTCTATCTATCCAAGCTGTTCTAGACAACGAACCTGTATACCAAACTTGTTGTTCATAATTATACACAACATATTTATCATTTTCTGTACTAGCTTCAGAAGGGTAGAACCACCATATTTCAGCAAACGAAGAGTTTAAACCAGAAACTATTTTCCTGCCTTGATTCCAGTTTAAGTCAGAAAACACATGGTCTCTTACCGAACAGGGCATTCTTTGCACTTGTCCTGTATACATATAAAACTCATTTTTACCCATCCAAAAAACAGTATCTTGTACAGAAGTTACTGCTAACGGCCCTGCGATAGTTGTATTATCAGCTACCGTGCTTAACCCAAAAGTAAACGGAGGCCCTATAAACTGCATGGCATGGACACTAGTATCTGTAAACACAAGAATCTGTTGTCTAGTTTCAACCGCAGTTACAATTTCAGAACCAACACCTAGTTTTAAATCTCCTGCTGTATTTGTAGCGGTAGAGTTCCACTCTGTTAAACTTCCTTGGTCTGCAAAACGAATAAGCAAAGGGTCTTGTGTACCAATATTATCAGCAGGATCACACCCAAATGCAATAACATGTCTATCTACATCTGAAACTAAAACCTGTTTAGCAATAGTAGGAGCTGATGTAGAACCAGATAAACTGTTTAGTAAAACAGCTCTATTGTTTGTGCCTCCTGAACGATCCCAATAAGCAATTTGCCCATCTCTTACGTTTATTAACAGGTCTTCACCAAAATTATCATGTGTCCATATTCGCAGGTTATTGATACTGATCGCAGTATCTGCATCTGAGTTCCATGTGCCTCTACCCCATGATCCTGCATTCCATCCTGTTCCTGGAACAGCTACGTCTAAACCAATGTTTACTTGATATGCGGCAACAGTAGAACCCCCACCATTACCTGAATCACTTCCACTAGCTGTTACAAGAGTAGGGTTTAAACCGCTCGTTGTTGTAATAGATGATATAGAAGTTCCTGCTGTTCTTGCTTGTATAGTAAAAGTAGAAGTAGAAGGAACAGAGGTTATTTGGTATTCTTGGTTTAAAACTCCTGCCGTAATATTTCCCCCCAAAGAAGCCGCAGAGGTAAAAGTAACAAAATCGTTTAATACTGCTCCATGATCAATATCTGTAACTGTTATTGTAGATGAACCATTAGTAGCCGCAAAAGTAGCTTGCCCTGTAACAGTAGAGCGAACAGGGGTTATATCAAAAAAAGTACCACCGATTAAAATGTAATACTTTAAGTGAGTACCTAACCCTATCAACCTAGTATTATCTAATGCTACCCAATTATGTAATGCTCTTCCAGAACCTAAAAAAGCTTCTGTACTTCTTTTTAGCCAACCCCCTATTTTTTCAGGGTATCCTGCTCTAAAACGCACTTTGTCTGAATCAAACCAACCTCCTTCATTACTATATGAAGTTGTTTCCTTGTTGATTCCAGGACGAAAAGTTAGTTTGGTCAATGGCATAAAAACACACCTTTCTATCCTTTTACTATAAGTTCTGTTGCAGATATTGCCGTACCAGCTACTACACTAGGATCATCTGCACTAGTTCCTAATGTACCGTCAGTTTGCACAAAGTATGTCTGACCTGCTGTTAGTGATGTTTGGTCTTTGTTTACTGTTCCTACTACATCTATTGTAGCTTCTGCTGTATCAGCGTAAGTACCACCAGATGCTATGCCTATGTAGTTTTCTGAGGTTAGGTTGGTAGAAAGATTTGAAGAACTAAAGACGATACCAGTGCCGTAATTAGAGTTACCACCATCTTTATACGCAATGACTATTTTGTTAGCGTTGGAGTCAAAATCAGTTGATACGTCAAAACTACTAGCACTTTCAAAAACTAATGCTGAACTAAAACTTATAGAAGTTCCAGATACTGTACCTTCAATGGCAGTGCCGTACTGACTGTTACCTTGATCTTGATAAGCAATAACAACTTTATTAGAGTTAGGGTCAAAAGTAGCTGAAGTGTAGATGGTAGCTCCAGTATTATTAAAAACCGTTGGAGAGCCAAAACTTATAGATGTACTAGATACGGTTCCTACAATAGCTGTTCCATAGCTAGAGTTACCTTGATCGTCATAAGATATAACTACTTTATTGTTGCTAGAGTCAAAAGTAGCTGAAGTGTATTCAACTGAAGCACTTTCAAACACAACTGGTGTTCCAAAACTTATAGACGTACTAGATACGGTTCCTACAACGGCAGTGCCATATCTAGAGTTATCAAAATCTGAATATGTAATAACAACTTTATTGTTGCTAGAGTCAAAAGTAGCTGACCCTGCACTGATAAATTTGCTACTGGCACTTTCAAAAACTGCTTCACTCCCAAAACTTATCCCTGTACCACTAACCGTTCCTACAATTGCAGTGCCGTAAGAAGAGTTACCTTGATCTGAATATGCAATAACAACTTTATTAGAATTAGAGTCGAAAGTAGCTGATGTGTATTCAGTAGAGCCACTATTAAAAACCGTTGGTGATCCAAAACTTATACCTGTACCACTAACCGTTCCTACAATGGCAGTACCATGACTACTATTACCATTATCTCGATAAGAAATAACTATTTTATTGTTGCTAGAGTCGAAAGTAGCTGACGTATAAAAAGTACTGGCACTTTCAAACACAACTGGTGTTCCAAAACTTATAGATGTATCACTTATTGTTCCTACTACAGCAGTGCCATATCCGCTGTTTCCCCCATCTCGATAAGCTATAACTACTTTATTAGAATTAGAGTCAAAAGTAGCTGATATGTAAGTGCTACCAGCACTTTCAAAAACCGTTGGAGAGCCAACTGAAGCATCCACTGCATTAGCAGTTGAGCTAATCTCACTAACAGTACCAGTGCTATTAACAATTACAG